TTCTTTAGCCGTTTAAACAACTACTTAAGTCTCCTGACTTGGGCTAACTGACCTATGATAATTGCGGCAACCACGACACCCTGAGATTCTTCTCTCTCTTCAGGTGTCATGTCACTACCGATAGCCATGATTGCCTCCGCAGCCTTTGCAATCTGTACGGCACCAGGTACACTTTCTAGGTAGGTTGGTAGTTCTATATCAACCTGGGCTAAAAACGTCTCTGTGTCGCTTACAGGGGCAGGAACAGCCATTGTAGGCTGTGGTTCTGGGGTTATTTCTGGGACTAATTCTTCTATCGTAGGACTAGGGGAAGGGGTAGGCTCAACCTCTGGAGTAGGGGTAGGGCTTGGGGTTGGGACTACAGGTACTGGTACGACACTTTCCTGGGAAGGGGACGGTGTAGGTTCAGCGACAGTCTCAGTAGGGGTGGGACTTGGTTCTGGTGTAGGTTCTACTGTTGGCTCTGGAGTTGGCTCAACCGTAGGGGTTGGGCTAGGTTCTGGAGTTGGAGTAGGTTCTACCGTAGGTGTTGGAACCACAGGTGGTTCAGTAAACGATGACGGTACTGGAGCAGGTGGTACCTCTATAGGTACACCACCGTTAACATCAAACGCTGCTTCCATAGGTACAACAGGTTGACCCTGTTCAAACCTAATGCCACGTCTTACGTTGTTAGGTAGCCACCCAAAGGTGACTATCTCTCCGTGCCAACCACCATCAGATGCACGATTGATTACTAATCGTATCTGAGTTAGTTCACCTGTTGACTGAGGGAAAGGGCGTACGCTCCATTCGGCACAGAAAGTATTTTCTGTTGAACCAAACGAAAGGTACGCACCTTCACCAAAACTTACCCAGTCATAACCTGCAACAGATACTGATGGTGTCTGAGGATAATCCCAGTATGTACCATCAGGTCTACCAAAGGTTAGTGTTGCATTGGTTGACACATACACATTGCTGTATTCCGTACTACCTAATGAGAGGGTAAAAGGTAGGTTGGCTGCAAATGCAGAGTCATCATCACCACGATATGTATATGTGTTACATACTACGTTTGCACTTGCTGGTGAAGATACCAAACACATACTTGCTACAAATAAAACAATCCCTAAGCGGAATAGTTTATTCAATTACTT